ATATGCAGTTGCCTGAGCCTAACTTAGAACAATCAGCTTTAGTTTCTATAGTTGTGGGTGCTATGGCAGCAGTCTTTGGAATATACGCAGGAACATCAGGACAAAGTAAAAAATTTAAAGGTGAAGATTAATGAACGATAAAGAACAACGCAGACATGATAATATTATTGTGTGGTGTTTTTTTATGTTTTGGATAGTATTTTTAGCAGGTTTTAGTTCTGTTGCCAGTTCTCAATCCACGCAACAAACTGGTACAGCTTGTGATAATGGTACGCAATACTGTGAAAACAATAACCTCTACACAACTAATGAAACAACTACAAATAATACAAATACAAATAGCAATACAAATGTAAATACGAATACCACAACCACAAACAATACAAATAGTTCTGTAAATCAAAATACAAATGTAAATACTTCTTCTGCGACTAACACAAATATTTCAACGAATACGAATGTAAATACGAATGTTAATACGACAAGTTCGACTGCTACATCAAATAATACTAATACTAATGTAAATACTTCAACTAGCACATCTAATGTTAATTCTTCGGTAAATCAAGTAGTTAGCAATACAAATGTAAATACATCAACTAGCACATCAGATAACACAAATACTAATATAAATCAGTCAACATCTGAATCTAATGTACAAACTAATAATGTGAACCAAAATAATAATAATACAGTTAGTAATAATACAAATCGTAATATTAATCAATCAAGTAGCACTCAAACCATTAGGCAAGAGATTAAAAGTGAAGCACCACCAGCTAGTGCTATTGCACCATCTATAATGTCATATTCACAAGATTTATGTACTACAGGTGTATCAGGTGCTTTTCAAGGACAAGTATTTGGTTTAAGTGGTGGTAAGTCTGTTAGAGATATGAATTGTGAAAGATTAAAATTGAGTAAATATTTATTTGATATGGGAATGAAAGTAGCAGCCATATCCTTACTAGCCCAAGATGAAAGAGTGTTTAAAGCTATGTGGGAAGCTGGTACACCAGCACCATACGAGGGTAAAATAGGTGAGGAAGCAAAAGCATTATGGTTAAAAAATCCACAAAAAAGACCTGATAAAGAAAGTTTTGAAAAAGAGTTTGTAGATTCTTGTACACAAGAAAACAATCCTAATAGAGATAGAATCAAAGCTGATGTTGTTGGTTTGATAAGTAAAGTAGTTGTTAATAAGAAAAAATCAAAAGCACAATGCAAAAAAGAACTTTATGGTGGGTAATATGTTTGTGCCTAAATATTCAGGCACAATATATATACGAGGCAAATCAAGACCTTTATCAATTACAAAAAAATGCAAATAACTTTGAAGGTGAGTTAGCTTATTCAGTAGGCGATGATCAACTTTCAACAAATATAAACCTTACATTTAACTTTAACTTTTATGGACAGACTTTTGATTCTGCTCGTATGGCAACTAATGGTTGTTTACACTTTGGGTTAGGCACAGGTAATATTAATTATAATAATTATTGTGGGGACTACACTCCTGATCCTATAGGCTCTCAATATACATACACCATGTTCCCCTTTTGGACTGACCTTATAAGAGATAGCAACTCTCGTATGAAGTCTTGGGGCGATAATACTAAGATGATATTTGGTTGGTATGACATGAGAGAGTATAACCGCAACTCTGATAATAGTTTTGAAGTAATACTTTATCCAAATAATACTTTCGAGTATAGATATGATGAATTAGATATTATTAATCACGATGTAATTATTGGCGAAGTAGGTGCTAATTCTACACAAGTTTATCAATATTTATTTCATGACGAATGTAATACAGGCACAACAAATAGTAGTGCTTGTGTAAATACAAACTGGAATAATACATCTTCTAATACTTTGCTTGAGGGTGGTGGTAGTTTATACGGAGTAGGTAGCGGTAATGGTATTGATTGTTCTGATCCTTTAAATAACAGCAGTTGTGCAGGATATGCAGATGCTTTTTTAAATCAACAATGCAATATAAGTCAGCTTTATAGTCAATCATGCCCTAACTATTGGGAAGCTTATGATAGGCAACAATGTGATGAAGACCCTCAATACGCACCATTTTGTGCTGGATATAGACAAGAAGAATCAGTAGCTTTCTTTAATGAAGAGTCTGTTGATTATGGTTTTATAGACGAACAAGAACAATTTGCCACAGGCATATTTGTAGAAGAACATCAAGGTGATAGGCATGAACCTGAGTTTACTGTTATAGAGGTATTTGAAGAAGAAATGTTTCCACCTTTTGAAGATTTTCATCATGATGAAATACATGAATATTTTGATCATGATGCAGAAGAATTGATAATATTTTTTGAACCTGAACCTATACCTTTTATAGATGATTTTCATAGACATGATGATTTTTTGCCTCAAGAAGATATATTTGTAGAACAATTTATTTTGCAAGAAACTTTATTTGTAGAAGATTTTACAGAACCTGAAAACTTTTTAGTTATTAATACTATAGAAGAACTTGATGAATGGTATGAAGAAGAAAGAAGAGAACATCAAGATAATCATAGAGAAGAAAGAGTAGTAGATAATGATGAACCTCAAGAAGAATTTAGAGAAGAAATATTTGAAGAAGAGGCAGTAGAAGATGTATTTGAAGACTTAGAAGAGGTCTTTGAAGAACTAGAAGAAGAAATATTAGTAGAAGAAGATATACAAGATATAGAAGATGAATTAATAGAAGAAATAGAAGTTATAGAAAATGAGTCTCCTACTGGTAATAAAAAGCTTAGGGTTGTAGCACTTAATGTTATAAGCAAAGCTTTACAAACTGCATCATCTAGTGTGAATACAGGATCATTAAGTAGTCAATCTTTAGCCTCAGGCAATAATAGTAGTTTGAATATTTCTAATCAAAATTCTACATCTTCATCTAGTGGTGGTATTAGCACATCAAGTTCACCTAGTATATCTGATCAAATTGCTAGTGCTACTGCACAGAATAATCAAATATTATCTATGAGTTCTGATGTAGGAAATGTGAATGTTAATATAACTCCCATGAATACTGTAGATGGTAGTGCAGAGGTTATAATGGCAGATGTGCAAGTGCAAAATGTACAAGGTGAAATTGATACAGCGTTGAGTGGTGTTATGACACAATCAGAAGCAGATCAGATAGCAGATCAAATAATTGCACAAAATATTCAGGCTCAACAAGAAGAAATGCAAGAAGAACAACAAGCAACAGGTAAATATGGTGATGAATCAGGATTGGTTGCTTTGATAGGGTATGTACCACAATTTAATAGTTATACAGAATATATTATACCTGATGCTAATAGTTGGTATGCTTCTCAAGATATATATACCTCTGCTAAAATAAATGACAATATAAATGCTTTTTATAATTATGCGAGTCAAAATATAAATAACTTACAAAGCATGATTGATAATCAGCCTAAAATTTGGAGATAAACATGGATTGGTTTCAAAGTAAAACAGGACAAATTATAGCTTTAGTATCCATAGTAGGCACATTAGCTGGGTTTGGTTATACAGGTGCGACATATGTAAATAGATTAGAAAACCTTGAAGCTAAGATTGGTGGAGTTGATGAGGCTGAAGATGAAATGAAAATTATTGAGGAACGCTTTGCTTCTATAGAAACATCTGTTCAGTTTTTGGAAAAAGAAATAGACAATATTGAAGTGCCTGATGTAACTGAAATAAAAACAGATATAGCTACTATTAAGGCTGATTTACAAAGTTTGGATAAACAAGTAGATGAAATCAAAGACGACAATAAAAATCCATTAGCAGGGTGAGTAAAGTTCTTTTAGGTGTTGTAGGTGTTCTTTTATTAGGTCTGTATTATTTTTATAGTCAAAATCAAATACTTGTTGCAAATAATTCAGAACTAAAAAATGCAGTATCAACTCAGGAAGAAACTATAAAATCTTTACAAAAAGATTTTGAATTACAAACAAAACAACTACAAGATTTAACAGTTAAAAGCCAAGTAGCACAAAGAGAGCTTAATAGATACACACAGTTTATACAAAATTATGAACTAGCATCAAAAATATTAACTGATCCTAAAGAGATGGAAAGGAAGATAAATAATGGTACAAAACATATCATGGAAGACATTGAACAGATTAGCATTACTGTTGATGATCTCGATAATGGTTTGCAGTTGCAGTCTAATACCAACTAGCCCAATACAAATAAGTTCAAAGTCTATAAATAGAACTATAGTTCAACCTATAATGCCTAGAGAAATAGATTTAAAACAACCTGAATGGATAGCTATAACTCCTGAAAATTTAGAAGAACAACTAGCTAGAATAGAAAAACAAGAGGGTGAATTAGTATTTTTAGCTATGACAATTCCTGACTATGAGATCATGGCATACAATATGCAAGAAATTAAAAGATACATAACTGAGTTAAAAGATGTAGTTGTTTATTATAGAAAGGTTACTGTGGAGAATAATTAAATGAATATATCAAATGAAGGCATATCTTTAATTAAAAAATTTGAGGGTTGTGAATTAGAATCTTATCAAGATAGTGTTGGCGTTTGGACTATTGGTTATGGTCATACTAAAAATATAAAAGAAGGTATGACAATATCCAAAGAACAGGCAGACAATATGTTATTAAATGAACTTGATGAATATTGTGAATATGTTGAAAAGGCAGTAGATGTTACTTTAAAACAATGTGAGTTTGATGCACTTGTAGCATGGACTTACAATTTAGGACCAACTAATTTAAATAAAAGTACTATGTTAAAAAAATTAAATAATAAAGAATATCAAGATGTTCCACATGAAATAAAAAGATGGAATAAAGCTGGTGGCAAAGTTTTACAGGGTTTGGTTAGAAGAAGAGAAGCAGAATCACTTTTGTTTCAAGGTAAAGACTGGACAGAAATATAATGCCATTTTCTAAATTTATATTCAGACCCGGAATAAATAAAGAGGGAACAAACTACTCTAATGAGGGTGGTTGGTTTGATGCAGATAAAGTTAGATTTAGAAAAGGTAGACCTGAAAGAATAGGTGGTTGGGAGAAAAATACCAGCAATTCTTTTATAGGAACTTGTAGGAAGATACATACTTACAAAGATGCAGAACAATCTCAGTATAATATTTTAGGTACACATCAAAAGTTATATGCTCAAGAAGGTACTACATTTAATGATATAACTCCTATAAGACTTACAACTGGTGCAGGTGATGCAACTTTTTCTGCATCAAATGGTGATGCTACTATTACTGTAACTGAAAGTAGTCATGGTGCTGTAAAAGGTGATTTTGTTACATTTAGTAGTGCAGCTAGTTTAGGTGGCAACATTACTTCAACAGTATTAAATCAAGAGTATCAAATAGATACTGTTGTAAATGCAAATTCTTTTACGATAGAAGCAAAAGATACTAGCGGTAGTGAGGTATTAGCTAACTCTAGTGATACAGGTAATGGTGGTTCAAGTACAGTAGCTGTATATCAAATAAATACAGGACTAGATTTTTATGTTCCATATAGTGGATTTGGCTCAGGTTCTTGGGGAGATGGGAACTGGGGCGAATCACCAGCGTTATCACTTACTAATAATTTAAGACTGTGGAGTATAGATAATTTTGGTGATGATACAATAGCAGCACCAAGATATGGCACTATATACTATTGGGACGAATCCTCAGGTACATCAACGAGAGCAGTAACGGCAAGTAGCAGAGCGGGTGCGAGTAATGTGCCAACTGCTGTATTTCAGATTATGATGTCAGATATAGATCGTCATGTTATAGCTTTTGGTTGCAATCCTATAGGTTCATCAAATATTGATCCTTTACTAGTCAGATTTTCTGATGCAGAAAGTGCAGTAGATTGGACACCAACAGCGACTAACTCAGCAGGTGGTGTGCAACTTTCTACTGGTAGTACGATTATAGGTGCATTAAGAACTAGACAAGAAATATTAATATGGACAGATGTTGGCATAGTATCTATGAGATTTGTTGGTGCACCATTTATATTTTCGTTTAATGAAGTAGCAACAGGTATGTCTATGATATCTCCTAATGCTGCAACTACTGTAGGTAATGTAGTTTACTTTATGGATAATGGTGCATTTTATCAATATGGTGGTAGTGCTAAAAGATTACCATGTTCTGTTTTAGATCATATATTTAGTGATTTTAATTATACTCAAGCTTACAAGGTATTTTCTGCTGCAATACCTACACACAATGAAGTAATTTGGTTTTATCCTAGTAGTTCTTCTCAAGAAATAAATCGTTATGTAATTTATAATTATTTAGAAGAATCTTGGAGTATAGGCACAACTGATGATGGATTTACAAGAACTGCTTGGAATCCAGCTTATATATTAAACTATCCAATAGCAGCAGGTAAGTTAGATGATACAAATATAAATTATTTGTATAACCATGAGTTTGGACATAGTGCAGATGGTTCAAATTTTACAGCATTTATAGAATCATCAGATTTTGATTTAGACCCTGATGGCGAAAAGTTTATGTTTATATCTAAACTGATACCTGATTTAGAATATAGAGGCTCTACAGATACAGCTAACACAGTAAACTTTGTTATAAAAGGTAGAAATTTTCCATTAGAAAGTTTATCTACTTTGCAAACTGTAGCAGTAACACCTAACTCTACATTTACTAATACTAGGGCAAGGACAAGACAAAGTGCAATAAGAATAGAAAATACTGCTGATAATTTTGGTTGGCGATTAGGTGATTTAAGATTAGAGCTTCGACAAGATGGTAAAAGATAATGGCAGAAAAATCTAATATACCTTTACCAATAGCTACTCAAGACTATGATGAAAGTAATGAAGCAGTAACTAGAAGAACAATAGAACAAACATTTCAGGATATAAATGCAGAAATAGGAACATTAAAAGGTATGCAACAGTCAGTTGTTAGTAAAGCTATACGCAGACATCAATTTTTATTAATGGGTGTAAAACATGGCTGATAGTTTAAAAGTATTAGGTCAGCTTGATCCAGCAGCAACTACAACTACTGTTTTATATACTGTGCCTGATAAAACACAAACAACCATTAGCTCTATTGTTGTAGTC